TGGATTTACATCAATTCTGAATAGTTTTTTTACATCCTTTCCCTTTAGACCAATGCCACTATCAGCAACGGAAACCACCAGTTACATCCCTATAAAGATTGTGCCACTTAATTATTTTCTCGTATCCTGATTGCTCTACGGCTCTAAATAAATCTATATCATCTTGGCTTGCTTCAAACTTTTCAATCATCATAAGCAAGCGCTCAATACCACTAGATGCAGTGGCAGTACCTTGTAGCATGTCTTTTATATTAATTGACCTGCTTACTAGAAAATACTTTAACAAGTCCTCACTCATTTGTAGTGAGCCTTGTAAGTCTGGGTTAGGATTAATGAATTGAAATTCTGGTCGTTGTGCTTGCTCGTCGTTCGGGTCAACCTTTAACCAAATTGCTCTATCAGGACCAATCTTTAAATTCTTTGGCTCCTCAACAGAAGTAATCACTGGTATTGCAAAACCTTGGTTTTTATTTATATTTACTATGTCACTAAGTATTACACCGTAGTCAACGTTGAACTCGCTTATGCAGTTACCAGAACGAACCCAAAATTCAAAAGATTTCTCGCACGCTACATCAACAAAAGGTAGCTCACCAATTGGATTTAGGTATTGGTTAAAATCAACGCTGTTCATTGGGCGCTTAGTATCTTTGTCTAATACTTGGCCCTTAGCATTGGTTGCAAAATTATATAGTGGCGACCACCAGTAGTAAATTTTATTAGATTTTTTCCAGTCATCGGCGTCACCTATTTTTTGATTTATATAATCTGAACCAAGAAACTCAGAATAAGGTTGGCCACGCAATGATTTAATATCGTTATTTTCTAAGTTTACTCTGTCTTTATCAAAGCTAGATATAATATAAACCTCACCCTTACGTGGGTCGTACTGGTTAGGCACAACATCGTAGTGGTGCGGTTGCAACGTATCAATGCCAATAAAACCATCCTTAGGCAAGTATCTCATAGCACATTGGTCGTGCAGCTTGTACATTCTATTACCTTGCTTATACTCTACGTTAGCACGCGCGTATTTATAATGCGCCTCCATAGTTTCTTCTTGCAATTCATTAAGCAATGTAAACTCTCTATGCGGTTCACGTAAATAAATACTAGCTAGCTCGTGTATCATTTTCTTTGTCAGGTTAATAGAAGTAAATGTTCGCATATCCCTAACAGATGAAAGTGATGTATCGTAAGCAAGCTTTTGTAATATGTATTTTTCTTGTCTATCGCGATAGATTTCAAAACTCATATAGCTTTTTTGTTTGCGATAAATGTTTTCTTCGCCTTCAATTTCTTCTATTAGTTTTTGTCTTAAGCTTAAATCTGTAATGTCGTATGTAATATCCACTTAACCCCCGATAGTTTTACCATAGCCTGATTGGCCTCTTAATAATCTTGAAGCTACCGAGCATATCCCATAACCAATTGCAGTTGTACAATGCTGATATCTATTGTTATCGTTCTCTATGTATTGTCCCTTATCTTTTAACGCAGTCAACCTAAAACCTTCGTCCACTGTTTCACATTTATTATAAACAAATAACTTACGCCTGCCTTTTGCATTGCATAAGTAGCCATTTACGGTGTTATGTCTGGTCCTAATAGCTGGATTAGCTCTAGGCACGTCTATTTTATAAGTGACCTTACGATCAAGGTTAGCGATAAACCGATCAATGATATCATAATCACTTCTAATATTCCTTGTATCCCTAGATCGGCCAGTAGCATCACCGTGAATATAAAAAGAACTGTGCTTGTCAAAGTAACCACGACCTAAAATTTCCTCCAAGGCGTCCTCTGTTCGCTGTCCTTCAACAATAACTTCGTCGAACAAGTGCCATGTGTCGCTTGATTGACAATACTGAGCGAGTACAACTGATAAGGGCTTGCCCTGTCCAATATTGAAATCAAACATAAGCCTAATTGGTTGCGTGGCATCAATGGTATAGTCTTGCGCAATAAAGTTTTTTTCTTTTTCATAGGCATAATAAATTATTTCTTCTGCTAGTTCAATCCACTTGCCCTCGATCATACGTTGCACTTGCTTACTGTCAAGACGTTCCATTAAGCCATCTATATAAGTCGGGTCTAGATATGGGTTATCTCTAGTATTACTATAAAATACGCGCACCCTTTCTGATTTATTTTCTATTAAATGCTTATACCAAACACTTGACGGAGAGCTTGGATTTGTGGCGCTTAGTATAAATTTTTCTGGGACATGAGGCAATCGACCTACACGCTGTAATATCTTATCATAAAAGTTTCTTTCCTTCGTCTCGACTAGTTCCTCTATAATAGCGCAACTAGCTTCAAAAGAACCAAGCTTTTCATAATTTTTATCAGCCCATGACACAGCTGTAATAGTAGAACCATTAGTAAACCTAAAATTACCAGTGCTAGAATTATAAGTAATGTCTAAATTAATATCGCTACAATGCTGTCTAATCTTATTACAAAGAGTTGCTTTTAATTGAGGTAATGCAAGCCTTCCAATTAGTACGTTGGAGTTTTGAAATAGCAAACAATGAGTAACTGCTATATGTGCTAAAGTTAAACTTTTTGAACTGCCTACGCTACCGCTTAATAGAAACTCATATGTCCCCTTAGAATAATCTGCACGTCTTACCGCTCTAATAACATCTAATTGACTTGGTAATGGTATAAATTGATTAAGATTAGGCGTAGAACTATTACTACTGAGCTCGCTTTGCATCTATTGACTTTTCCTATAATGTTTAAGCCTAGCCATGTTGTGTTGTCGAACCCTTCTTTCTTTTAATGGAAAGAACTCACTTATTAATCTTTTTACTTGGCTGCGACTACAACCTAATTTATCTGAAATCTCTTTGTATGTTAAATCTTTTTTGTATAAGGATTTTAAAGTATCTCTGCAAACTTTACGAACTTTTAGCCCTATATCATAGGCATGGCGCTCGTTATCTTTATATGTCATATATTCAAGGTTATCTAAACAATTATTGCTCTTATCACCATCTTTATGATTAACAGTCAAATTACTCTTACCTAAATAAGCTTCAGCTACTAACCTATGTACTAACCTAGATTTATGTTTGGCACAATGTAATATCACGCAGTGATAACCTCTATTATTTATTCCAATACTCAGAAATCTTTTCTTTATATTTGAGTACACTTTTCCATCATTAGTTATTGAATATTGCTTACTTGTGTCTGGTATATATTTCATAATACAAACGCTAACAACAAAGCATGATCCATGCAAGTTTTTTAAACTCTATTAGTGAATGAGTAGAGCTAATCATTGTTGTAAGTGTTCAACACTACCATTTTCCTTTATCTCTGCACCGCAATTGGGGCATTGTTGCCACCAAGAAAAATCACCCACTTCTATCATCGTATCTATCTCATCGCACGAATGAATATTCTTATGTACAAATACCAAGTCTTCAATCCATTCGCGATCTAATATTTCTTCACGTTTCTTCTGTTGGGCTGTCTGCATCGTCTGGACCATCGTCTAATGAATACTTTAATACTATAGGCGCAATGTTGTTTACCTCATGGCTATCTTTTTGACCTAGATAGTTCTTACCTAAGAAAATTAACATCGCAGCATTTCCTTTTTCCGCACACTGCATTTGCCATCTGCGCAAGCTAATTTTGCCTTTGCCTCTCTTTTTAGCGAAATACTCCGCAAAATTGACGCCATGCACCTCTTTTACTCGTCGATCTATGGTATCAACCGAGCAGTCGAACCATCCAGCAATTTCTTCTTGCGTGCATTGTAATGCACAAAGTTTTTCAAACTCTCGCCAATCTATTTCTATTTTAGGTCTTCCAGCATTACTCATAATTCATTCTCGGTTGTTTTAGGTTGCGACTCAAGTCTAGTTGTGTAAAGTTTTTAAAAAATCCATTATTAAACCTATTATTTTAGCCTGATCTTCTTTATCCGAATTGTCCATACAAGTTACTTTATAAGCTTCACATATGTTTTTTATCTTTGTTTTTTTAGATTTTAAAAACTTATCAGACTGTTGCCTTTCATAGCTTCTTGTTTGCATTTCTTCATCTTTGCACTTTAAAATTATTATTTTGTGGCTAATATTATTAGCTATTAAAAAACCAATTGTGCTACTATTTAATAGCCTGTCACCTTCCAATATTACGTTGTAATTTAAATTGGCGTTCTTTAACTCTGTTAAAAAAGCTATAAATTTTGGCTGAATACTCATAGACATTCTATCTGTTCCGTCAAATTGCGCACCATCATACTTGCCAATAACTACCAGGTTTTCAGTTTTTATAAAATCAACCCCATTATAAGAATGTCTTTTTATGTTTTTACTTTCTAACAGCTTTTTAATTAAAGTTGTCTTTCCTGTTTTTGGCTCACCACCTATTGCTATTACCTTCATTTTGTAAATTTCTTCATTTGATTTTGATTTATCATTTTTATTTCATCTTCATAAGTACCACAACCTCTTAAATTGGCCATTGTATAATAGGCCGCTGTGTATCTTTCTTCATTTTTATCAATAGGTGTAACCGCATGTAGTGTTTCTTTGTTGTTAAAAAATAAAATACTCTTATTTAAGTTTTTTAAATATATACCATAGTCAGGGATATGTATTATTCCACCGCTTTCTGATCCACTTCGACACGTAATAAGAGCTGAAATTGTATCTTTTAAATTGCCACTATCATAGTGGTAACTTAATTGATTATTTTTATTTATAACACCACTTGTAAAAATGCTGTTTGGAATAATATAATCTAATGGTATTTCTTTTTGCACTGTCTCTTGTTGTTGTTTGTATTCTGGTAGCTCTTGCATTTTCTTATCAATAATAGATGCTAATGCTAAAAAAAACTTACCGACTTCGGGCTGTGAGCTGTGTAATGAGGTAATTCTAGCTGGAAAGTTTCTAATTGCATCACGTCCTGAAAAACCAAAAACCTTATCCGTTGTAATTAAACCGCTGTTTCTTGGTTGCTTGCCATACTTTACGGCCCTAAAATATTTTGTTAAATTTATTTTTTCAAAAAAATTAGTAATATACCAAAACACCAACTTACCGCTTTCATCACGACACAACGTGCTTTCAGCAATAATCTCTGAAGTACCGTCATAAGGCGCTACTAAGTCCTTGTTTTTTTTATTATGCTCAATTTTTTTAAGTACTCGAGTTTTTTTCATGCTGTTCAACCAGGTATATAAAAAGTTCTTTATAATTTTCCATAGAATTTTGTTCTATAATTTTTTTAGCTATAGGGCTAAACAATTCATATTCTTCTTTACCAAAAGTAACTACTATTGTTCTTGGTTGATTTTTTTCATATTTTTCCATTCGATCTTCAAGTGTATTTAAATTACTACCACTTAATAAATTGGCTAAACTTCCTTCTGTATTATCAGCGTCGTTAATAAAATCAAAATCAAATTCGCTAAAACCAAATTCTTCTATGTCGTCGTCAATGTTAAAATCAATATTTAATTCATCTATTACTGTGTCAAACATTTCACGATCAAAAGTGGCCATTCTTGCAATTTCATTGTCCGAAACAACAAATGCAAACTCTTGTGCTTCATTTTCAAAATCTTGGTAATCAACTGGTACTTTTTCAAACCCCATTGCTTTAGCAGCTTCTAATCGGCCATGTCCAGCTACTAAAAACCCCGATCGCTTAGATATTATTAGAGGGTGTCTCCATCCTTGTACTTTCAAAAGCTTTGTTATTATTCTAATTTGTTCGTCTGGGTGTTTGTTGGTATTTTTTGGATTTGGAACTAATTTGTCTATGTCGATTAATTCAGTATATGCGCATTTAAAAGGTTCCATTTTACTCCATGCAATGAGATAATAACTTCATGTTAGCAAATATATTAGCCTGTACAATATTAATAGAGTCAACCATAATTCTAATTCTGGGTGTAATGTATTACTTAAAAACCAAGGAAATAAAATTTCTAGAAAAAAGGCTACACAATGAACGTCTTAAGGCAATCGACACTTACGTTAACAATGCTGATATTGATGAACTTATTGTACATTCCAATAGCAAAAGCGGAATCGGCCCACGCGGTTACGAAACTGAATGATGGCATCTGGATGACTGAGGGCTATTTTAGATATTTAAAAAACACAGAGCTACAATACGATGAACTGCTAGAAAATTACGCACAAGTACAATTAGAGCAAAAGCAGCAGGATTGCCGTTGTGGCTTTGATTTAAACCCTAAGAGCTTTAGCTACATTTTATTTTCTGGCGTCGCTATCGGGCTAATAGGCGCTTATATTGTTAAGTAAAAAAGCCCTTACCGAATTGCAAGGGCCTGTGACCAACAAAAATATAATTACCACAAAAATAAATAAGGCGCTAGGGTTGAGGAAAAGTAAATCTTAACAGGGCTGTCAAAAAAACCTAACGTCCCTAGCGCCTTGGGTAATCAACCATAGGAGACCAGAAGGTCTGCTTACTTATCGACCAAAAAATTTAAGACTTTAGCTTAATCTGCATTTTCATAAGGAATGTTTTTAATATAATTAGAAGTAATCCTAGACTTTTCTACATATTCAGATACCGCATCATCATAGTCATCATCATTTTCGTATTCATCATATACAGGCCTATCAAATACAACTTTAAGTTGCCTTAAATTGGCTAGTATAATATTTTCTGGCACATCATCTTGTTCGGTAATGGCTTTGCTATCTTTTAATGCATACAAGACTTTAGCATTAGCCATAATTTGAGCTAGGGCTCTTTTACAAGCCTTGTCTATTTCAATAATAAATTCTTTAGCATCGCCTACTTTATAGCCTTTACCATGTTTGTTGACGATAATTATGCCTTTTCTAGCTAGCTCTAATTTAGCTACTGATATTGATGATGCAAAATCTCTTTTGCTCATTTTTGCCTCATTACTAAGCTCTTCTATTGTTTTATAATTTTCTGCATTTTTTAA